GTATAAATTACCGGAGACGTTACAGAAAGGATCGTTTTTAAATGCGGGTGCGGCGCCAACAATGGATCGCTCCCAGATACAGTTTCGCCAAGATCCAAATAAAGAACGAATTAAAAAATATTTAAATGACACACAATTTGGACGATTTAACCATTGAGGGGTTCCGCCGAGGGGTTCCGCCCCCTCACGGCGGTGTTTGATGAACGGTCCCAGAGTGCTTCGCACCGTCGGCAAAGCCGACTTCCGCGCGCCAACGGAGTTTAATGAGGAGGGGTCCCGCCCACAGGAAGCTTTGCTTCCGCCTGCAAAGCAGGCATTCGCGGCGGTCTAGAAAGGCCTACGAAGCAGGCGTGACCTTCACCGAGTAGAACCGCTCATTAAATACACCACCAAAGCGGGCGTAGCCCAGTATTAATCCGCCGTGAGGGGGCGGGACCCCTCAATGGGACCGCGCCGTTAAAAAGCAGTAAAATATAAATATAAAACTCTAAATAAATGTCATACGAACAAAACAAGCCATCTATATCTTATTATGTCAACTTGGCAACGTATACAACAGGGTATTTTGGAAACACAAACTTTAATCCTCCTTTATCCGAGCCTATTCCAAAGACAATTGTATCCTATACAATGAACAATTATAATAGTTTAACGTTGCCAGTTGAAAAAACATCCCAAGATGTACGCACATACATAACGTACGCAAAAATGGCAAGTGCTTACCAAAAGCCTGATTGTAGCGTGTGTTCTCCATCCAACTGCCAACAGTAAATCAACGGATCAACTTTTTTAATTATTATTTAAAAACGTGTCAAATATATAGAATGGGTGTACCCATTCTACGAGTCTTCGTAGCTCAGTCGGTAGTAGCGCATGACTGTTAATCATGAGGTCACTGGTTCAATCCCAGTCGAGGACGCAAATTTTTTTAAAAATCTAAAAAAATTTAAGGTGGTTACTTTACAACTCGGTACATCACCGATCCGTCTTTTCGCGTAATTCTAATATACTCGCCACGTTGAAAATAGTAATAACGACTAATTGGATCGGTGTGTAATAATGTAGGCAAACGCCCTTTAAAACTTTTTTCAAGTTGTTCTTTTTCTTCCTTTGTGGCCCGCTCGTGTTTTGGAACAAGTCGATGCTGTGTAATATCCAACTGAAGTTCTTGTAAACTAAACAACTCAATGTCCAAATTTTCAAGCGATTTTTTGGCACTTGATGTTACACTATCTCTGTAGATAATAATACAGCGATTGTATCCTTCTCTATTCATAATCGACATGTAGTCTTTAATGCCCTGTATACTTAATTTTTTATCATTGCAAATAAACGAAATGATTTTGTGCGTATCTTTTTCTCTAACGCCTATTTTTGTGCTACGAATCGTAAAGTCTTCTTTTGAATCTTCTTCAAGAATGTACCCACGATCCGTCAACATTTTTTTAAGAGTGCCAATGGCTTGGATCTCTAGATGAAAACTTGTCATGTTGATTTTTCTTCATTTAAATTACTTTCTAATTTAAAAAATCAAATTTATATAAAATGTCAGACGATAATAAAAAACTTGAACAAATCAAAAAAGCCGATTCCCTTTTTAGTAAAAAGCGGTTGCAAGAAATTGAAAATTCTATTAGCGATGAAGACAAAAAACGTTATGCTAAAATTGGTGAAGAAATGTACAATTCAATTAGCTTTGAAGATATTAATTCTCAAGGAAAACTTGCAACTGAAAATGCCGAAGCCATTGAAATGGAAAATATATCACAGATAAAGGTAATGTTACAATCTGGTATTCATCCAAGCTATTTGTCCACTCAAGAAAAAGATATGATGAAAAATGCGTTTGGAGAAAAATGGTACGAGCAGTACGGATTTTTAGAAACGGATTTGAATCGTATTAATTTTTAATTTTTTTATCTAGATATAAAATATGGTATACCGTCTAGTCCCATCTTACAAATTTCGACCCCGGTCTCATTTTGGAATGGAAGATATGAAAAAGCCTAAAATGATGAAAGGCATTGCTTTAGGTGCACTTGTCGCTGTTATTGTTTTATTTATTCTTGCTTATTTTGTTTTGAAACAAAACAGCCTTCAACGTTATGCCGTTATCAAGGACGGAAAAGTTTGTTTAGATTGGAAAAAGTTTAGTCTTGAATTGATATTGCCAGTGGTACCAGTATGTTTGGTGTTGGGAGGAGTTTTAGGACATTGCTGTATATCTGATTAACTCTGCTTATTTTTAATTTAATTTAATGAATGGTTTATTAAATTAAAAATGAAGAACATTGATAAAATTTATTTAATCAACATGAAACGATCTACGGATCGTCTCGACCATTTTATGTCCGAGATGCGTAAACACAACTTGCCTTTTGAAAAACTACACATTTTTAGCGCGATTGATGCGACCATTCACGACCTTACTCCCGACGAGCTTGAATTGACAAAACATATGAAAGAGAATGGTGAAATCAAAACTGTTATATGCAACTTTCTTAGTCATTACTATGTGTGGAAAGATATCATTGCCAATTCGTATAAAAACGCACTTGTCCTGCAAGACGACGTGTACTTTGTTGACGGCATCTCTGAAAAGATTGATAAAGTTGCTGAGTATGCCCCAGCCGATGCCGTTACAGTAAATATTGGGTTACATAAAGCGTCTGCAAACTCAATGTTTGTTGAATGGCCTTTAAATGAATCTTATGATACCAATATATACGCCTATAAATACTTGAATGATCATGTTTGTATCTATAATCACGGTGTAAGTCCGTGCAGTCTTTCTTATATTGTAAGAGGTGCTGAAATAGCCACTCACGATTTTTTTTCAACATTTCATACGAATAGTGGCGCGATTGACGGGTTTCTTAACACTTTTCATGTTAACAATCGTATTTTTTATGGAAGCCGATACGTGCTGGCAACAGGCAATGCAAATTTTAAAAGCACCGTTTTTAATGGGCCTACATTCAACGAGTATTTGTCGTCATATATACAAAATATAGACGATGATGAAGAATAATAATTGTAAAATTGATCTTTTTTTTATATTTTCAAGAAATATAAAAATGGCAACAACGAAAGATTTTCAAAAAGTTCCTGACTTTTTCATGTCAAAAGATGACACGAAACCTGTTAATACCAACCCTCGTTATGTAAACTTTTTTCAAACCCATTTTACCGCAGGTGACATTGACCAATTTGAAAGCTACCGCGACAGATCCAATGGGTCAAATCCATCTAGATCGGTCTCACTAGATGGAAACATATGGAAAACGATCGAAAAGACAGAAGACGTGGATGGAGACGAAAAAATCGAAAAAAGCGAGAAACTCGGTGAGCATCTTGACTGGGTTAAATACAAATCGCTTACAACCGAAGATATTGACAATACGTTTCTCTATCTATTTGAAAAATTTAAAAAAGGTATTTTTGTCAAAATCAAAGACAATGCGCTTGCCGTTTTTTTACCATTTAGTAAACACAATTATATCAATGAATGGGGAAATCGCATGATTGCGCCGCCTCCATCTGACATGATTGCATTTTTAACTTATGCCAGTCGGCTTCAAGGATATACTATTACGCATCATCAAATAAACAAGTTTACACACAAATGGTATGCCAACAACTGTTTGGTTCGTCCAGAATTTCCAATCGGCGAAAACGATCGGGGCGTTTCCAATCTAAAAGACATGCTACTGACACTATGCGCTGAACGAGAAGTTCCTGATATTGAACTTTTTTTCAATCGTCGCGATTTTCCCCTACTGAAACGCGACGATACGGAACCGTACGAGCATATATTTGACAGTGATAAATTTCCCCTATTGAGTCATCGTTATGACAAATACTGTCCAATTTTATCAATGGTTACCACTGATAAGAATGCCGATATACCCTTTCCAACAATGGAAGACTGGGCACGTGTCAGTTACCAGAAAGACAGAAAACTTTTTGCACCCGATTTTAGAACCTATGATGATATGGGGAAAACAACGCCATGGGAAAAGAAACGCCCTACGGCCGTTTTTCGAGGCGCGTCAACCGGTTGCGGTGTAACCGTTGAAACAAATCCACGTTTAAAACTAGCCCATATGTCTTACACAGATCGTGGCCGTGTAGAAGACGGTATCGCCTTATTAGATGCTGGTATCACGAAATGGAATTGTCGTCCGCGAAAAATCGCCAAAAATCCTCACCTCCAAGTCATTGACCCAAGTAGAATGGGATTTCCATTGGTATCATTTCTAACGCCTGTAGAACAAACCGGATACAAATACGTCGTCAATGTCGACGGGCACGTATCTGCCTTTCGTTTATCTCTTGAACTATCAATGGGCTCCGTAGTGCTTTTACAAGAAAGCAAGTACCGTGTGTGGTTTCGCAAATATTTAAAAGAATACGTCCATTATGTCCCTATTAAAGAAGATCTTTCCGATTTGTACGATAAAATTCGTTGGTGTCGTTCACACGACGCCGAATGCCAACAAATTGTCAAAAATGCAAGACATTTTTACGATACGTTTTTAACCAAAAAAGGTATTCTTGATTACGCCCAGCTACTCTTTGTAAATATAAAAAGCATGACTGGTACTTATTTTTACAATTATGATGATATAAGATCACTAATACGTGACAAACAATTAAGCATGTTAGCCTCATATATTTCGTCAGATGAACCTATAGACAACGTGCCCGTTTATCCATTTGAAACGCGTAATATAAATTCAATGGGTGGGTTTGAGATTTTTCTAGACCGCCATGCTATTCCGCACAAACATCTTGTTAGCAAAAAACAATTGCACAAAAGCAAAGATAGTACCATCCATACATTTCAACTTGATAAACTATTGATTGACTTTAAAGAGTCATCACGAAAGCTTGAACGCGTCAATGAAGCGTTTGTAGGCATTTACTGTCTCAATAAACTGTTACGTGATATACCCAATTTTAAATATACATTTGGTTTAAAAAAAAAAGATGAAAGCGACACTTCTTATACACTTGTAAGTGAACACATTAAAGGCGTCTTATTAAGTGAATATATTAAAACATGCAGTTTGGGTGATTTGGTATCTATTCTAAAAATACTTTTTCTTGCATTATCAGTTGCCCAAGAACGATGTGGATTTGTACATAATGATCTAACATGTTGGAACATTGTTGTATACACGTTACCAACTGTACAACATTTTGTGTATTCATTCAAAGACCAAATTTTTACAGTAGACACAAAAATAGTGCCTGTTATTATTGATTATGACAAAAGTCATGTCATCCATGATGGGTTCTTTTACGGTCCAACGTTTAAAACAAGTACGGTACAAGACTGTTTTTGTGTGCTTATTCATTCTGTATACGATTTTTGTACATCTCGACGTTTATCTGCGCATGAGTTGCAGGTATTATTGTATATGGTAAACTTTTTATCTGAAACAGAGTTTCATCGAATGAGATTAACAACCTATCCTGAATTAATGGAATTTTTAACTGCCAATAAAAAATACAATGAAATAGTCTATCGCAATAAATGTGATTTGGAAAAGTTTGAACCATTCGATTTTTTAATGCATTTTTCAGAGATTACTTTACAGTCAGCAATCGGGGTTTATCAAATTGACGGTCAAAAAGTGGAAAAACCTTACACCTATATTAACCCATTATTTTATTACACGCTGATTATAAGGGATTATGAAAAAACGCATAGAGCTATATACGAGTATTTGGATAAAGTTGAAGAACAAGTGAGGGATGTGGTCATTAGTAAATTTTCTAAAAATTTTATTTATTATGTCAATGCGACAAACCAAATTATATTTGCTGTATCAAATGTACTTGCTTTTGTTGACCAGTATAAAGATCTTATTGGGAATGATAACCACTTTATCGAAGCAAGAAATTGTCGCCGTATTTTAACTCGTTTAGCCGACCAAATGCATCTTCAATATATAAAATTAGATATGGCATCATGTGGACACACTACAGAAACACGAGAAGTAAAGGGCAATCCATCCATGTTATTTTGTGCCATATGCAAAAAAGAAATACCAAAGATAAAGCTTTTATCAAAAGTAACATTACCACCCACATACAATCCTTTTTTTAGTCTCGCAAAATATACAGACCATACATTTTCCGTTCCAAGCGTCGTTTTAAGTATGTTACAAGGAAATGTAAAAATTTTAAACGAAAAATATATTTCAATTTGGGAAATGATACGCAATATACTATTATATAAAAATCCTTATACCATCCCAGATGAAGCTGATTTTCGTAAGAAATACGGACGCGTCTTGTCAATAATGTCACCTTTGGCTATATTAAACCATAATGCGTGCATTAATACATTACGACGGTCAAGTCAACAGTTGTATAAAAAAGACCTAGAAGGACTATTAAAATTACCCGACCCGCCACAAAAACATTTGCGCACCGTCCAAAGGATTTTAGCATTAACAGAGAGCTACTAACGTATCACGGCATTCTATTACATATCTTATCAATATTATTGATAAGATATATATTTTTTAACCACAGACTCACTCTACACTAAATTAGTACTTCATATGAAATAACATTCGATCCGGTCCTTTATTTCTCAGCTTTATAGGTGGAAATTGTCTCAATCCATTCTCGTTAAAATCGCCAAGTACAGAATTCCATACACTAAGTTTACTGTTGGCTTCTGCCATCTCAATGTCTGTTTGAATGCCGTCAATCAATAATGAAATTGTTTTGTCTACAATATATCCGTAATCGTCTCGTTGCGACTCGTCAACAACAAGAAACTTTCCGTAAATATCACCTGTTCGCGGAATATGATTTTCGTATACCCCATATAAGGCAGTTATAACAACTTTATCAGATGGTACAATTTTCTTTTGCATGGATTTGTATAAATAGTCGTACACTTTTCGCTTTATCATGGATACCGTTCGCTTTGTAAAAACATGTCTTGGTAATGGGGCCCACTCTGTAATGGTTGCCCAGCCCACGTATTGGGATAGATCAATGATATCATTGTATTCTTTATTTGTATCTATAACAGTTCCCTTTACAACGTTAAATAAATCATTTTGGTCAATACATTGTGCGTATTCCATTTTATATTTAATTTAAATTTAAAATGCAATTTAAATTTAAAATGGACGTACTACTTTATAGCAAATTTTCAAATGCATCAAAACAATTGATCCTTCAATTACAACAAACGCCTGACATACTTGAAACAATTACAGTAACATGCGTCGACAATAAGATGATCCGTGCACAAATATTGGCAGATGAAAAAATTAAATTTAAATATCTTCCATGTTTCATTCGCTTAAATGATGATACAGGAATCTTTGATATTTATGAAGGTAAAAATGCCTTTGACTTTTTCACATCTTTGCAACAACAAATTAAAAATGTACAGCATGATGTCGAAATGCCTCAGCAATCTCGATTAGTCCAATCGGTTAAATTGCCTTCTCCCCGTCCACTTTCACGCGAAAAAGTTGAATCCATTGAAAGTGTTGAAAGCATTGAAAGCGTTGAAAACGTTGAAAACGTTGAAACACCCAAACAAATGCCTGTAACAAAAATTTCAACATTGAAACAAAAAGCACATGAAACAGGATCGCAACGACAGTTGCACGATTTAAAACGCAAGGAGGAATTTACAAAAACCCAAAATACGTCTAAAAAAGCCCCTAACAAAATAACCACTTCTTTTCAACCAAAAAAGATGACATTTACACCTATAGAAGAGTTAGATTTCGACTCTGATGCGCAAATTGACACACTCGTTGATATAAATGATATAAACGAAGAAACGGAAGAAAGGGAAGAAACGGAAGAAAGGGAAGAAACGGAAGAAACGGAAGAAACGGAAGAAAGTAGCCAAAAAACTCAAAAGGAGCAAAAGAAAGGAATATCTACTTATACCCACATTCCTAAAAACAAAGATACAGATTTTTCAGAACGTGAAATAAAATCAAAACAAGCTGAAACAAATGCTGGTAAAAATACAGGCTCAATATTGTCAAAGGCCATGCGTATGCAAAAAGAAAGAGGATCTTAAAATATTTTTTGACATCCATTAGGAACTCCATATGTCCTATCGCTTTTTAGAGCCTTATAATCAAATGTTGGCCCGTATTTTACACATGCACAATTATTACAGCCATTTGCATCATAAAACGGCTCAATCATTCTATTTTTACAGAAGGTAGAGTTTCCTGTGTTTTTTAAAGTACGATAAAACGGCTCGATGATCATGTTACTATAAAGATAAATAACTGATACAAATGCAATAATTGAAAATATTGCAAGCAATCTTGACATTTTTAATTTAAAACAAATTAAAAATATACCACTTTTTTTACAAATTACACGCCCGACAACCTCTTTATACCAAATAAGGCATCAATCTGACACAATGGATTTGGAGCAGATGGGCTATAATAATCGGTTGTAATTGTTTGATAAAGTATTCCACTGGGTAGAAACACCGAAAAGCGTAAACAGTCGTTTGGTTTAAATTTAACAGTTTGTGTCATTGACCCGGCATCCAACTTTATAAAAGGCGAACGAAGTGGATCATTGATATCTGTAATAGGTACTAAAAATAAGGCACGATTGCTGTTTGGATTATTACTGTAAATGATATTTTTGGAGGATGAACTACCCGCTGTTACATTGGTAAATTCTACGTAAACGTATGGGTAAAATGCAATACGAGCGCCTGTAATAAGAGTTATATTTGGAAGCGTCAAATTTATCAAACTAATCTCGTAGGCAACTGTCTCGTTTTGCGAAACAACGCTTCCATTATAAATCAACGGGTTATAATTATCATTTGAAAATGAAACAATATTAACTGTACTATTTGGCGATGGAAAGACTATTTTGGTTTGATCGCTTTCATAACTTGGGTAGTACGCCGTTGCCCCTTTCACATTTGGCGGATTCATGGGTGTAACAAAACACGCATTTATACCATTTCCAATATATGCGTTTATGTAAAAACAAGCGCCTTGTATATTGTATATTTTTTGTGTTTGATTATCTGTTATAGACGTAGGGTATGTATAAATAAATTGTCCCATGTAATAATTATCAGCAGAATTTGCACCATTACCAAGAAAAATACAATTTGATATATTAAGTGGAGGCATGGTTGGATAAATGCTTGGCACATTCAAGGTGGAAATTAGGGGTACAGTTGGGTTACTAGAAATGGTTAAAAATTGAGTTGGCAATGTTTTTCGAAGTGAATATTTATCTGTTTTTTTCCAACCACTAATGGCGTTCTCAAGCGTGGCTGTACGTATTGTATAATCATATGAAACAATTTTACTGTACACTACATTACCACCAGTAACCGATGAAAGGGTTTCATCAACAAGATAATAATTATTGTATGCTTGATCATATGTTGCTATTTTTTTACCGCACTCGTCTACACCTGGTAAAACTACCGTATAAGGTCCTGTTGGGCCGTTTAAATTACTTGGATCAATAATTGTTACCGTAGAAGCCGTAGATGGTGCAGTTATTAAAGGAGTTTTAAATGTAAGCAGACCACTGCTTGGGCTATAGCTTTGAATGATAGCTGTATTTGTAGTAGATTGACTTGGAACTTGTAATTGATAACCAACATAAAAATCGACAACATTTTTATAAGGAGATGTTAGATAACTGCCTGTAGGACCAGTTCCATTTACATTTACGTATACGGCATAAATAGAGCTAGAAGGACCTGTCGATGCATACGAATTATCCACTACGCCTCCTGTATATCCCGTGCTTCCAGTTGCACGCCATAAATAGTCAATAACACCGTTTGTAACGGGGTCAGCAACGTCCATTGTTTGGGTATAAATTGTGCCAACAGGGCCATTTGGGCCTGTGTACCCGGTTTGTGAATAATAATAACCTTTTACTTGTTGATTTGTATTTAATGAACGAGGAGGTGCAAAAGGTACTTCAAATTCGGCAGGCTGTGGGTATTGATTGCGGTTGCGATTGGCGCTACTTATCTCTATAAAACGACGATTGCTCATTTATTTATTCTAATCTATTAAATTAATTTATCACCCTTTTTTACAAAAATAAAAACGCGGTACCAAAAACGTTATATTCCTTAAGCGATTCGATCAATTCCAACCAAGGCATCAATTTGTACAAATGGGTTTGTTCCAGATGGGCAGTAAAAGTCATTTTCAACCGTTTCAAACAATTTTCCATTTGGTAAAAATACAGAAAATACAAGGCAATCGTTCGGTTTAAATTTAATTGTTTGTGTCATTGATCGACCACTCATCTTTACAAACGGCGTAATGTCTTTATCTTTAATATCCCGTATTGCTACTTGAAAAACCGCCTTATCACTTTCTGGGTTATTACTGTAAATTAAATTAGGAGCTTGATTATTTTTAACAGAAAATTCAACATAAACATACGGGTAAAAAGCGATAGAAGATCCCGTAACAAGCGAAATGTTTGGCATGTTTAATGAGAGTAATGACAACTCGTATGCCACGTATTCATTCTGTGACACAGTACTGCCATTATACATTAACGGTACATAATTTTCACGTGCAAATGATACGATATTCACGCGAGTACCTGGTACAGGTGGTGTGGTTACTTCTGTATTTGTAAAACTTGGGTAATATTCCGTATTTCCATCTACATATGGTGTGTCAACATATTTTATAAAACAAGCATTATATCCGCTTCCAACGTAGGCACTAATATAAAAACAACTTCCTTGGATATTTTTTAGAGGCGTGGTTTGACTATTTGCAACCTCTGGTGGGTAAATGTACATGTATTTACCTGTATAATAATTATCAGTTGGGTTTGCCGAACTGCCTAGAAAAATACAGTCAGACGTGGTTAATGTTAGTTGTGGCGATTCGGTAAAAGTTGGCACAAGTGTTAATGTTGGGAAAGGATATGTGGTAAGAATAAAAGGATTTTTAAATTTTAGTTTTGTAATATTATTACTGTTATGTGTGACTGAAACAATCGTATTTGGTACACCATTAATAATGATCTGAAATCCCTTGTAATTAAAATTTTGATCAAGTCCAGTTACATTCACCGTAAAACTGTTTGTTTGTCCTATAATAGTAAAAGTCAATGTTTGCACGGTAGTGGTGGTGATAAATTCATCGGGCAATGTCTTTCGAATAGAGTACGTGTCAGATACAGCCCATGTACTAAAAGGTGTCTCCAATGTCGCCGCCCTAATAACATAATTATAGGCACTAATTTTACTTGACACAATACGTGTTCCAGCCGACTGCGTCTCGTTTACAAGATAATAACCATTATATGATTGCGTATAATCAAGGATGGATTTACCGCATAGGTCAACACCTGGAAGCGTAATCACAGCATTTGTGCTTGGGTCTGTTATCGTGATATAACTACCAACTGTTGGAGTGGATGATAAGGCAGTCTGAAGTAGGAAACCACGTGTAGTCGGGTTATATCCAATAATAAGCGAGCTTGATTCTACTGGATCATACATATTCAGCAAATACCCCACATAATAATCTGGAACAGTTTGATATACAGAAGATAGACCGGATACATATACGGATGATGTGCTAGAGCTTGCTAACACGGTGCCATATTCCGGATAAGCATGATAATTGTAACTATTTCCATTCGTTAAATTTATAGTGTTGGAAAAATTAATTTGAAGATGAGGCTGGTAATAAGAGATGACTTTTTCAATCGCAACAATTGCATTAGTAGATATATGACGTATAATAAGAAGCTTTGAAACCAAATTAACATGTTCGTCTATAGTTGCAGAAATTGTTGGTCCTGAAGAGCCGTTATATTGCATACGATTGTCTTCTTCTGTACGTGACACAATCTCGATTCCACTCCACATGTACTCGATGATGCCTTTTAAAACCGGATCGACGACGCTTGTACTTTGTGTGATAATTTGTTGATTGCCATTGTACACGGCCTTTATTTGTTCGGTTTTTCTATTTAATGGAGGAGGGCCAAAAGGTACTTCAAACTGAGACGGTTTTGGGTAACGAGTTCGATTTCGGTACGAGCTAGATATTTCTATAAAACGTTGATTACTCATTTTATAGAAATATCTTTTTTAAAATAAATATAAATGTCGTACATGTCATTTAAAACAAGTAAAACGTCAATAAGTAATACAAAATATTTTTTGCCGACCTCGCTTGATTACGAACAAGATGTTCATTCTATTTTAATGGTCCAAGACAATAATATGAATGAACAACAAAATTATACATACGGATTGCCCATACAAAACGATATCTACGCATATCGCTACAATTCCTTTTATAAAGGAAGCAGAGATGCGGATTTAATGCCAACACCTTATACCACGGTCGATTTACCCGACACAACTCCATCCGAGTTGTTTTCGACTAAATCAAAACCGCTACCTACACATGTCGTTGAAAATTACTCCGAATTGAAAGTGGAAGATGACAACGGAACGTGTGGCTTTGTGGAAGACGGCGACGGCGTAACAAGTGCATGTGGAAAAGGTAAAAATTTGTATAAAATAATGGATCCACGTTTCAACTTTCGCGAAGCAGCTAAAAACTGTATTTTATTAGAAGATCACCTGACGCATTCGGGAAAACAGTGTTCTGATTGTATCAAAAAACACTGTTTAATGATCGAAGGATTTCTCGAGGAAGGACTTACCCTTGACAACGAACAAAAACACAAAGCAGAGTTTGATAAATGCATCAAAGAGTTTCGTTCCATCTTTAAAAGACTTGCGACACAGTTAAAAGATGATACGTTAACAGATGAAGATTGTTGTAAGCATGCACAAGAAATACGCGCGTTTCGAAAACCTCTTTGCCAAAAATATGCAACTTTTTTTTAAGACACGTTAAATAAAAAAAATAAAATAAAATAATATCTTAAAGAAAAGATGTCTGCTTATTATTCTACGCAAAATAATGCAAATGGCGGTTTACCCGGAAATTTTGGAATTTCAAATGCTATCAGAGTAGGCGTGCAAGGAAATGTTCCAAATTACAATTATGGAATCAATAACGCGGGCTTGTTGCCACCGTCCGCCGCCGTTAATACTCAAACCAACGTGATAATGCCATTGTTGAGTGGATCAAACTTAAACGGTCTTGGCATGTCTACCGCTCTTGCCCAGAGCGTTGAACAGTCTCTTGATCTTAACAAGTCTGTTATTAAATACAATGGAAATGTGTTGAACCCCCCTACTCACCCTAAATACACGGCTTATGCAAACGAAACGTCTTTTAATGTTGCTCAAAACTAAATAGAAAACCCGTGCCAAAAACGTTACATTTAAATTAACTATTTAACTCGCTTTAAATATAAAAGTGAAAGAAAGTGTCACATATAATATTAATATTATATGTATTTAACCAGTCACTTGGGTTTCTTATTTATAAATAAAGAAAACGGTATATTATAGAGATTGCTGTGGATAAGCCTTCTTAAATTTAGTGTGATTTAGTTCCGTCGTTTGTACAGGTGGCAATACTCTCATGTCATTGTAGGGAACTCTGTAGGGATTGACGGATTTCATTCCAAGCATTGCAGGTAACATTATACGGCTTTCTCCTCTTACTGAATTGTTGCATGCGCTAACATTGTAATTTACAAGTTTTGCATACCCGCTCATTTATTAAATAAAAAAAAGCTAATTTCAAATTTTAGACGGCTTTTTCACAAAAAGCCGTACCAAAAACCTAACGTTTAATTTAACTATTTGGAGCCACAATCTCGCTTCAAATATAAAAAAGTGAAAGGAAGTGCTATATATATTATATGTATTTTAAACACAAAATCAACCACTAAAAATAACATTTTTATAAAAAAGGAAGGTGTAAATAGGTAGTCAATATGCTGTGAAATTTTAGCGATAGGAATTATAAGATGGATAATCCATCGTATAAAAGTGAAAAAGTGAAAATAATCAGCGGGCAAGAGAAGGCGTGTTAACAAGGCCTGTGGGTTTATCAACAAATCGTGGATGCGATGGAAAAGCAGGCGCTTTCTGACCCGTGAGCAGTCTTAACATTGCCTTGTGCTCGGAATTGTCAAATTCCGACAGCCAATCATAAAAAGACGGGCAAACGACCAAGCACAAAT